TCAAGTTTGGCTTGTCTGAAGTGCAGGCGTGGATAAATCATTTCATCAAGTTTGAAAAAGTGAATCTGACCAAGAAGTCGGATCCTGTCCCGCGGAACATACAACCCAGGAGCCCCGAGTATAATTTACGTCTCGGGATGTTTTTGTCCCCAATCGAAGGTTTTGGTGGCTCCCATCCAATGTATGATGCATTAGCCAGCCTATTTGGTGGACCAACCGTAATGAAAGGAATGAACGCGGAACAGGTCGCAACCAACATTGTCGAAGCCTCACAGATGGTCTCAGACCGATCCCAGCATCAAGAGCAGGGACTCGTCTGGATTGGTTGTGATGCCTCCAGATTTGATCAGCATGTTAGCAAGGACATGCTCAGATGGGAGCATTCAATCTACCTAGAGTTGTACTCGAACCACCCTGAGCTCAATGAGTTAAGGTGGCTGTTGAAACAGCAGCTTAGTACAAAGGCAACGACATACACACAAGATGAAGAAGGTGTGCAATACAAGGTTTCTTATCAGGATGAGGGTCAGAGAAGTAGTGGCGACATGAACACTGGCCTAGGAAACTGTATAATAATGTGCGCGATGTTATATGCCTACCTTTCAATGGTGGGCATCACGAACGTGCGTGTTATCAATAATGGCGATGATGCAGTGATCATAATGACTAAAAGTGATCACGCAAGTTTTTGCCAGGAGTCCTTTAAAGATTGGTTCCTAGAAATGGGATTTACCATGACTATGGAGGACCCTGTGTATGAACTTGAGAAGCTCGAGTTCTGTCAATCACATCCTGTAAAGACGCCTGATGGTTGGATCATGGTTCCAAACATAGACAATCTTAATAAGTTTGGCGTGGCGCTCGTGGATAAAAGTAAGGTAGATGACTGGATCAGGGAAGTTGGTGTTGCTGGTAGGCTATGGCTTGCAGGAATACCGATCTGGTATCAATACTTTTGCCAGTATCCACATGAAGGGAAGGAATCCTCAAGACCTGCCCTAACTGAGCAAAACGCCTGGTCTTTGTATTGGAATTCTCTGGGCATAGCTGAACGCAATGTTGAAGTCGCTGAAGAGACTCGAGTATCGTTCTACAATGCCTTTGGGATAACACCGCAGGAACAGCGAGCAGCAGAGGAAAAACTTAGCACCTCTGTCCCTTGCTACGAAGTGGGTCAGCTTAAGAAGGGGGTTTCCTTGCCCCTGGACCAACTTCGTGGTGCTCGGTTTCTGGATTCTGGTTGGAATCCTCCATGGGGTCTTGTTGTTTAAAGCCCCCAAAATCGGGTTTCCCGTGCCAAGTTGCTACAGCTGCTTGGCCCTCGTTTAAGTCAAGGCTTGCATTGCCTTGGTAGCACATCAAGTGTTATGTTATTGAGAATGTTTGGTAGCAAATCAAGTGTTGTGCTATTGAGGAACGAGGACCAGTGGCT